AAAAAACGCTCGACGCCGTGCTCAACAAAACCGTCCAGACCGCATGGTGGCAGTGGAGCTTTGCCGAAAATTGCTCGGTCACCGGTAAACTCAACTGGCTCGGCGCTCAACGCCTGTTCGTGACACAACTCGCCCGCGACGGCGAGGTGCTCGTGCAAAAGATCGCGGCAAGTAACGCATTCGGTTTCTCGCTCAAATTCTGGAACGTCGACTGGCTCGACGAGTATTGGTCACAGGACCTGCCGAACGGTAACCGGATCATCATGAGCGTCGAGATCGATGACCAGGACCGGCCCGTTGCGTACTGGCTGACGCCGCCGGCGAGCGACAACGCCTTCATCCAACGCAAGAACCGCAACCGGACACGCGTCGACGCCGCAGAGATGATCCATGCGTTCATTGTTTCGGATGACGAGACACAGGCCCGCGGCGTGCCGTGGTTTCACGCCGTGATGATCGAGGGCAAGAATTATCACGTTTATAAGAGCAGTGTGCTCGACTCGGCAAAGATGATGGCTATGTCAGGCGGCTTTTTTACCAAGCAGGCGTCCGACGAGGTCGAGAATATCGGCGAAGAGGACGAGGACGGCGTCGAGCAGGACATCTCGATCGATTTTTCGCCGGCGTCGTTTCACATCGCACCGGATGGCTACGATTTCAAGCAGTTCGACCCGAAACAGCCGACCCAGCAGCACGAGGCATTCTGTCGCACGATCTTGACCGATATCGCGGCCGGTTTGGACGTTCCGTACTTTGACCTGACCGGCGATCTCTCGAATGTAAATTATTCGAGTGCCCGCGTCGGCCAGCAGGACGAACGCGACGTCTGGCGGGAGCTGCAGGATTTTGTCGCCGAGATGTTTTGCCGTCCCGTCTATCACGCATGGGTCAGGTCCGCGGCGATGTCCGGTGCACTAAAGCTCAAGGCCGCTCAGTTCGCTGAAGTGCAAAACCCGATGTGGCGGCCCCGCGGCTGGGGCTACGTCGACCCGCAAAAAGAGATCGCGGCCGACGTCGAGGGACTGGCGAACAATATCCTGTCGCTGACCGGCGTGCTCGCCAAGCACGGCATCGATCCGATCGATCATTTCGAGACGATCCAGCACGAACGCGAGATGGCAAAGGAATACGACATCGATCTCGTGTACGTCACCAAGGTCACCGCCACCGAGACCCCGGACCCGAACGCCGGCGAGGGCGACTCGACATCGCCGACGCCGCCATCAGACAAAAAAGCAGGCCGAGGATATACCAACGGCCTGCATATTGAAGGATTCGAGAACTAGCTAGTGTTTCTTACCAGGTGGTTTGATTCTCACTCGCTCTTTCTCGGTTGTTGACGGCCGGCGTTTCGACTCGGTCTCGGTGATAAATTGACCGTCTTTTGAATCACGATAGACGGTTTTCTTTTTTTCTTTACTCATTTGATTTGTGTGCAGCCAGATCCTGATGCTATTTGACACAAAGCGGAGATATGAGTATTGTACCGTTCGTAGTAATTAAACGAGATCTCGATCTCGGCCGCCTTTTAGATTCCGGATCTGCCTGCAAGCGTCTAAGAATTTGAAAGGCGGTTTTCGCTTTCGGTAGTTAGTTTACAGTCCCAGATACCCCTGTCAAGCTTCGGGCCCTATATGTGGAAAACATTTTGCAGCGACCCCAAGGGGGTGTATTCCCCGATGTTTTTCCCCCCTAAAAAATAACTCCCATTTTTCTCTGTTAAATTCGACGGCGGCTAGGATTTCACCCTCTGACGCCGTCTTTCTATGTCCAAATCCATCGACGAGATACGCCGCGAGGTGGTCGGAAAGCCTTTGTCGAATTCACTCACGATAAATCGTGAGACTGATATCGACCCCGAGGCACGCACCGTCAAGCTCGCGTTCGCCAGCGATAAGCCCGTCGACAATGGCTGGTACGGACAGATCCGCCTGCTAATGGGCGAAAAGAATGTCCGCGTCCAGCGACTCAAGAGCGGAGCACCACTACTCGACGGTCACGATTGGAACAGGCAGATCGGCGTCATCGAGGAATATTCGTTCGACAGCGATGGCATGGCCCGCTGCACCGTCCGCTTTTCAAAAAATCCGGCTGCTGAAGAGATCTTTCAGGACGTTCAGGACGGCATCCGCCGAAACATCAGCGTCGGTTTCATGATCTGGGAGCTGGCTCTCGAAAAGAAATCAAAGTCAGGCCCCGATATCTATGTCGCGAACGACTGGGAGCCCTACGAGGTCTCGATTGTCGCCGTTCCTGCCGATATCAGTGTCGGCGTCGGACGCGAGCTGCAGATCAGACAAGACCCGGCTGCCGATCCTGAAACCTGTCCCGACTGCGGCATGCCGATGGACGAATGCGAATGCATGGAAGGTGAAACAAATTCTGATTCAACTACTACCGAGAGGAAAAATATGTCAAAAGAAACTATCGAAACGCCGGAATCTCCGGTCGTAGTTCAACGCTCGGCCGAGCTCGTCCTCGCCGATGAGATCCGTGACTGGGGCCGCAATTTTGACTGCCCCGAGGTCGCGACCGCTTACCTGCGCGAGAACGCGGGTGGCACGTTTTCCAAAGAGGCCTTTTTCGAACGCGTCAAGGCTAACAAGCCGGCACCCGCTCAACTCCCGGCCGAGCCGGCCGCAGCCGCAGCCGCTCGCCAGGGTGCACCGCGAGTCGAGCTCGCACGCAACCTACCTCGATTCGGCACGCTCCGAAACTTTACAGGCGAGGATGCCGCCGAACGCGCACTGCGTTTCGGTAATTGGTTCATTGCTTTGCGTGGCATCGAGGCCGGCAAGGCCAATCTCGGAGCCTTTGCTCGAGCATCGAAATTCTGCAGCGATAACGGTATCGTCATGGACCGTGCGATGGGCGAGGGCGTCAACGAGTCGGGCGGTTTTCTCGTTCCCGAGGAATTTGGCAACGATCTCATTGACCTTCGCGAGCAGTACGGCGTATTTCGCCGCAACGCAAAGATGGTCCCGATGAAGGGCGACACCCGCTCCGACCCGCGTCGAGCCGGCGGCCTTACCGCTTATTTTGAGGGCGAAGGCGACGCCATTACAGCGTCTGACAAGAGCTGGGACCGCGTTGCGTTGACGGCTAAAAAGCTCACCGCTCTCGGCCGATATTCGAACGAGATCAATGAGGACGCTGTCATCAACATGGCCGACGACCTCGCTGGCGAGATCGCATATGCATTCGCCAATAAAGAAGATCTCTGCGGCTTCACCGGCGACGGAACGTCGACCTACGGCGGCATGCAGGGAATCACGACCAAGATCAAGGGCCTCAGCGGCACGATCGCGAACATCGCCGGCCTCGTCGTCGCGACCGGCACCGGCTACGGCACGAACTACGGCTCAGCTGTCCTTACCGACTTCGAAGCCGTTGTCGGCCTCTTGCCGCAGTATGCGGACACGCCGAACGCGAAATGGTACGTACATCGCTCGTTCTATTGGAACGTGATGAAGAAACTCGAACTCGCAGCTGGCGGCGTTACGTCCGGTGAGATCCAGGCAGCGAGACAGGCCCGTTTCCTTGGCTATGACGTCGAGGTCACCCAGGTCATGCCGAAAGTGTCGGCGACCAGCCAGGTTTGTGCGATCCTCGGCGACCTTCGCCTGGGTGCGAGCTTTGGTTCGCGTCGCGACACCACGATCGCTATCTCGGAGCACAGCCGTTTCGCGAACGACCAGCTCGAGATTCGCGGCACCGAGCGATTTGACATCAACATTCACGACGTCGGCAACGCATCGGCCACGGCCGGTCTTCGCGTTCAGGGCCCGATCGTCGGACTGATCACAGCAGCTTCGTAAGCAGCAGTTGCCATTCTGCCGAACTAGGGCGGCTTTTATGGATGAGCCGCCCACTTTTTAGGAAACAGATCTTTTCGAGGATAAAACAATGCAAAGACTTCAAAATCTTAATTTCTTTCAGGTCACGGCACCGACTGCGATCAACGATAACACGGCCTACACGACCGCCACGATCGACACGATCGGTTACGACGAGCTCCTGATCGAGATCGCGTTCGGTGCGATGGACATTGCTGTCGCAGCGTTGAAGCTGACGGAATCCGATGCTTCGAATATGGGCAGCCCGAACGACATCACCGGTGCCGATTTCAGCGTCTCACCGGCGACCCTGCCGTCCGCGACCGACGACAACCACTTTTACGGCATCCATGTGAAGCTCGGCGGGGCCCGCAAGCGTTACATGGATCTGTCGTTCACGGCGGGCGACGGTGCAGCCGGAACATACGCATCGGTCAACGCGATTCTTGGCAAGGCCGAGATCGAACCCTCGACGGCAGCCCTTCGCGGATTCACGCAGCTGTTCACCGTCTGAGCCGCCGCATAAACCATTACCTGACCGGCTGGGCAACTGGCCGGTCGCTTTAGACCAATAGGAAAAATCATGGCAGAGGAAACAAAGAAAATTAAATTCACTCGCGGCGTTCAGTATAAGGACCTCGAGCTTTTCAAGGCCGGAGCGACCGCCGAGGTCGACTCGGACGTCGCCGATCGCATCATTGCCGACGGCAATGCCGAAGAGGTCGAGAGCAAAAAGGCCAAGTCCGACGAGAAACCGGCTGAGAAATAACCGTGCTCGGTGATGACGATCTTGATGCGATATTCAGCAGCTCGGGTGATTTCACACAGCTCGGGACGTTTGACGTATCAGGAGAGTCGCTCGAGGTTTACGGGATATTTACCGACGCGTCGGCACTGCCGACAATGTTCGAGGTAGGCGTCAGGGCCGGTTTACCGAGCTTTACGTGCAAGACAACGGACGTGGCGACGGTGAGAAACAAGATGTCGGTGGTGATCGGCGGGACGACCTATAAGGTCGAGGACATTGAAAAGGTCGGCGTAGGGACGTCGGCGGTTTGGTTGAAAACTTAAATGGCGGACAGCGTCAGGCAAAAGATCGTCGATGCGGTGATCACGCGAATGGCGGCGATCAACGGCTCCGG